TATCACTCTAAAAGCGAATTATATCAAGTCAATTTGGCGAAATAATGTACCCAATAATGGCCTGTATTTTTCCAGCATTTTTGTATCAATTATGGCGTATTGCTCCTCTGTGATCAGGCCCTTTTTGAGCATGCCATCAAAGACATTCATGGTGGCCTGATAAAGTTTTTCACGCTCGAATTGTTCCTCAGTCATGGCAATCACCTCCGAAACGGTCAGCGATGTAACAATCGTGAGAGCAGTATTTTCTGTGGTCATTTCCGTAGGCCGTGAAGGGCTTTCCACAGTGAGCGCAGGTAAAGGAGTAAAAGGCCTTGCGATTGACCTTATCCAGATGGCTGTTCCACCAGTGGGTACGGCAGGCATCGGAGCAGAACTTCACCGGCTTTCTGCCCGGAGTCTGGGTCAGCTGCTTTCCGCAGTTGCGGCAGCAGTTCGGGTCAGGAAGTTTTTCTATATGCACAGCGGCCTTGGTGCCGGTGAGCTGGTTTCTGCGGCAGAAGGCTGATACCTGATTTTTTGTCAGACCCAGAGAGGTAGCGATGGTGGCGTACCCGTATCCAGCCTGTCGTAATTCTGTGATCTGATTTTTCTGTTCGTTTGTCATAGCAACCTCCATTTCTGAGGTCTCCCTCAAGAGCTATTGGAGGTGAGCTGCTATTTTGTCCGGGAAAATCAGCAATTCCCTGTAAAAAACTCTCTCCAGCCGAAGCAAGGGTTATCCTCTGACTTCCCACTGGAGAAGAATTAGTGATTTGAGCGGGTAAGAAATAAAAAAATAGGGCCTGCCGGACAAATCCAACAGACCCTAAAGCACCATTATAACTTTGTAGCGTAGTCGAGAGAAATCCAACCAGCACCGCTTTTCAGCTTGCCCCACTTGGAAGCGCCGATACCGTTGGATTCTGCAACGATAGTGAACACGCCAGCGCCGGTAAACTGGCCAGTCTTGCCGTAGTTGGTACCGGGACCTTTGCGGATGTTCAGATTGGTGATGCGGATACGCACACGGTAAGGCTCAAAGGCAGCTTCCGTCTTGTTTTCCGTATCGGCCTTCGTAGCAGAGGGAGCGTAGACCACATTTCCGTCATTGTCGAAAACAGAGTAGCCTTTGTTCTCATCAGCCTTTGCCTTTGCATTGGAGAGGATGCGATATGCGCCAACCTGCGACTTGCTGTCGGCCCATGTCTTACGGACACGGTAATAGCCGGAAGTCAGCTTCTCAGGATATTCCTTGGTGGCAGTATCGCCGGTATCGGAGGGAACTTCCTCTCCCATAGCAGCTTTGACGGCCTTGCGGAAACCGTCCATTGTGTAGCCCATGCCCAGCTGCTTCCAGAGATGCTCCGGGTCGCCGTGATTGCTGGCGATGCCACGCTTATAACCTTCGGCATGGCTGACGATAACGCCATCAGCAAGTGGATCAAGGTCATACTCGCTGCAGAGAAATGCAAACAGCTCCACAGCCGCCTCATAGGTGCGCTTGGCCACGGCCTTTGCGGTTGCCGTATCAGAGCAGGTAAAGGTGGCACCGCCGGTATACTTGATGCAGGCAGGCTCACACATTTCTACGCCGATATGTGTATTGTTGGAAGAGCCACCACCGTGCCAGCCACGATGATTCCAAGGGAGCGTCTGGTAAATGGTACCGTCGTTTCCGTCGATGAAACCGTGGACGCAGGCCCTGTCATAGCTTTCGCTGTTCCAGTTCTTGATGAATACGGCAGCGCTGGGCTGCGGACAGCCAACGGAATGAAGCATCAGACCTTTGACCGTGATTTTCTTTCCGGCAGTGTAGCACGGATTTTTTGTAAGAATAGATTCTACCAGCTTCATATTATTCGTCCTCACTTTCTGTGTTTTCAGCTCGGTCGTGGAGCTGTTCCAAGATATCCTTCAGCTTCTCCGGGATAGGCAGACCAAGGTGCGCTGCGTTTTCCAAAAGGGATACACCTTCATTGGAGAGGTAGAAGAAGATGACTGCCGTTCTCAGTACAGAGCCAGTGCCGATCACCTGAACATCCAGAATATTTGCGATGCCCACCAACGTGAAAATCAGCACTTTGCGGCAGATGCCTTTGAAGCCAACAGAGCTGGACAGCTTTTTGTCCACGATGGCACACATAACACCGGTGATGTAATCCACCACCGTAAAGGCAATCAATGCGTAGAGTAGTCCGTCACAGCCACCTAAGAAGTAGCCGAGCCATCCGCCGATGGCAGCAAAGACGAACTGAATGGTTGTCCAAAATTCCTTCATAGTGAAATCCTCCATTTCATGTTTGATATAGCAAAAGGCCGCTTACCGGTCAGGTAAACAGCCTCTCGTTTATAGGTTATATTTGTTTTGGCAGTGCTTCCCACAGCCTCATATCTTCCTGCCCAAGGGACCAGATGGCGATGCCTCGCAGCTTCCAGCGGTAGGCCGCTTCATTGGCCCAATAGACCAGCGAGTCCACATCCTGATAATACAGAATGGAAAAACCATCCGCATCACCGAGGAACAGCCTCGATACCCAGACATTGATATCTTTCGGAGTGACCGTCACCGTGTAGTCGTTGCCGCATTCCAAAGATAACAGGTCAGAATGGTAAAACTCATAGTCGAGGGAAATATCCTCGCTGCGGGTAGAGATTTCTTCCACATCACTGGTCAGCGTGAACACCTGAAATTCCTCGTCCCATACAGCATTGCTGCGGTCAATTCGACCATATTCGACAACGGAGCCATCTGGGAAGGTCACGTCAAAGCGCTCGTAAGGCTCGTAAGTCCAAGCGTCGCCAAGACGGAGCAGTTCGCAAACCGCATGCCCGTCGGAACGGAAGCCTGCGTAACCGCCGCTAAAGCCGCTGACCGAGGCCGTGAAACGTAAAGTATAGGAATTGCTGGAATAAACACGGACCTTGTTTCCACGAATGCGCATCTCAATGGTGTACATATTAGGATTGGTGCGAAGGTCAGCGTCGCTGGTCTTGGAGAAGCTGGTGGCGTAGCTGCCAAGAAGTGTGGAGCCATTGTAAAGCTCCACCTGCTGGGTATCGTAATTCAAGCAGCAGAACAGACTGCCGCAAAATACACCGGCACGGCCACCACCATCTGCAGGAAACGCCAGTCTTGCACGGATATGCACATCATCAAAACCGCTGTACAGCCATGCCAGTTGGCCTTCGCCCTCCAGCTGGGAATATGGTCTGCTGGTGTCGCCATAAGGCAGCGACTCCTGCCAAACGTCCCATTCACCGGAAAGTGTGGTCCAGTAGCTTTCTGGCAGGATGGTATCGTCACGGAAGTCCTCATACCAGATCAGCGCCGAGTCAGGCTTTCTGCGGAGCATTTCGCAGGTCAGCTTGAAGCCTTTATCCGGTTTGCAGGGATTTCCGTCCACATCAATGAACTGTCTTGGAGAGAGCGTGAACTGCGCAACACCGGCAGTCGGCTCCTCAGAAAAAGCAGTACAGACACGAAAACCATAAAACTGGACACCGTTGACACCGACATCTACGGTCAGCGTGTGGGTACCAGCAGAAAAGCTGTGGCCGGTCACCAGAGGAAACCAGCAGGTCGTTCTCCAGTAAGGCCACCAGAGGCGATCTTCGGAAAAAGTCTGCGATACGCCATCCACGGAAACCGTGATGCTGTTTTTATCCCAGAATGGAAAACAGATACGCACGGCCACATCATAGGTCCCGGCTTCATCAATGGTAAACTCATAGGAAGCGGAGCCTTCATCGCCCAGCGTGATCATGTAATCGGATACGGAGACGATGCCGGAATAATCATCCACATCGCCGCCACCACGGTCTATGAGGATATCGCCAAACTCGGTATTTTGCTGCTTGGCGTAAGCGGTCAGATAGCGCCTGCGGTTATATACCTCGCCCATCAGCGGGTATTCCTTGTAAACAGCGTCTTGACCTTCCATGAAATCGTAGACCTGCGGCAGCGCCCACGGAACTTTATCGTAGTCATCCCAATAAGCCAGAATCGGGATCATTGGCTGCGGAGGTGCATCGTTGGTGAAATTGTAGCCGCCGGTCATCCACAGCTTTGCGGCATAGTAGGTGTTGGAAGTGCCTCGATAGGTTTTGCCGAGGTTTTCCGGCGTATCGTAAATCTGCCAGTTCCAACCGTAACCGGGCAGGCCCATAAAAATCTTCTGTGGGTCCATGACGGAGGAAGCGTAATCGTAGATACCTTCCAGCCAGTCACGAGGTGAAACCGGGCCGGGAGCAGAGCCTGCCCAAGCCATGCCGTAACTCATAATAGAAACAGAATCACAGTAGGCATCAAGGTCGGCATAAACGCACCAGTTCTCGCCACCAACGGAGCCGTTCACGGAAGTCATACCCGGCAGGCAGATGTTTACGAGCTTACTGGAATCGTAGGCCTTGACCGCATTGTAAATATCCCGAAACAGCGCATTTGCCGCATCACGGTTTTCAATTTCGCCGCCACGCTCAAGGTCAATGTCCACACCGGCGCACCACGGATACTTTTCCATGATGCGCACAAGCTCTGTCAGGAAGGTATCCTTTGCACCGTCCGTGTTATTTCGCAGCGCAGTAAAAATGGATGCCGTACCATGATTCATGACGGTAAGCATCCACTTGATATGCGGCCATTTGTTGATGTAGGTCAGCATGGTAGATATGCTGGTGCCGGTTTCAGAGATAGTGCCGGTGGCGTCCACCTCGAAAGTAAAGATGCCGACAGTATCCAGCCTATCACCGTAATCACGCAGCGCCTGATACATTCTGGTGTTGCCCATGAAGGACCAGACCATACAGCGCTTACCTTGCAAATAATCTCTCACAGCACATCACCTCCGTCCTGCATTTCCTGAAACTTGATATATAGCTTGGCAGATTTTCCTTTTTCCAATGTGATCGGATGCTTGCTGTCACCGGCAGCAGAATACTGATAAAAGCCATCTTTGCCTGTAGCAGCACCGTTTTTCAGGCACTCTCTTGTGGAGCCAAGGAGCGAGAAGGTATCACCGGCATGGGCAGCATCAAGAAAAGTAGCCTTGTGAGAGCCAGCGCCTTGTGAAATCACAATACTGCCAGCGGCCATATCCTGAATCGGCTCCACTTCGATATCAAGGCCAGCGGTCGTGCTGCCAAGATTGAAGATGACCACGGTGCCGCTGGAACGGACGATGCCGTTATAAAACCTCGGTGCCACAACTGCATCGTCCTCACGATACTTTTGCAGCAAGGTCTCCGTATTGATCACGAAGCCGGTCAATCGGTCGCCTTCTTGCAGCATAAGGTCAGTAAACCAGATGCGGCCAGTGCAATCGCTGACAATAGGCTGCACTGTGATACTG